ATCAACGATGCAATCATCATGGAAAACAACCTATATCCCGTAGAGGTTATACTTGATGAATCCAAACTTCCAACCCGTGTCAAGAAAATTGTCAGAGAAGAGTTTGATAGACTTCTAGAAATTCTAGATTTCGGAAATAAAGGATACGAAATATTCAGACGTTGGTATGTTGACGGTAGAATATACTATCAAATAGTAATCGACAAAAACGATCCTAGGGAAGGAATTAAAGAACTTCGGTATATTGATCCTCGCAAAATCAAAAAGATGCGAGAGCAAAAAAAGAAGACTGATCCAAGCACCAAACTTGATCTGTATCCCGATGCTCGCGAGTTTTACATATACAATCCCAAAGGCATAACCAATCAGCAGCAAGGTATAAAGATTGCTCCTGATAGCATATGTTATGTACCATCTGGTCTCGTTGACTCAAGAAATAAGATGGTTTTAGGGTACCTTCACAAAGCTATAAAGCCTCTTAATCAACTTAGAATGCTCGAAGACGCTGTCGTTATATATCGGCTATCTCGCGCCCCTGAAAGACGTATATTCTACATTGATGTTGGCAATCTTCCTAAGATGAAAGCTGAGCAGTATCTTAGAGACATGATGGTCAAACATAAAAACAAGCTCGTGTATGACGCATCAACAGGTGAAGTTAGAGACGATAGGCGTCACATGACTATGTTGGAAGATTTCTGGTTGCCACGTAGAGAAGGTGGTAGAGGAACAGAAATTACTACATTACCTGGTGGACAGAATCTTGGTGAAATGGAAGATGTGATGTACTTCCAAAAGAAACTTCTTAAATCTTTGAACGTGCCAGTGAGCAGAATGGAAGCAGAAGTTAATTTTAACATTGGTCGATCGACAGAGATATCAAGAGACGAAATAAAGTTCCAAAAATTTATTAATAGAATCAGAAACAAGTTTGCTGTTCTTTTTGACAATCTTCTTGAAATACATTTGGTTCTTCGTGGCGTAATGTCGCGTGGAGATTGGGAACAGGTTAAAAATAACATTAGCTACAATTTTGCTAACGACAACCATTTTGAAGAGTTAAAAGGTGCTGAAATAATGACCGAGCGACTCCGACTTCTGAATGATGTTGATGCTGTTGTGGGCAAATACTTTTCAATGAACTGGGTTAGAAAGAATGTTCTTCAAATGAGTGAAGATGAAATTCAGAACATGCAAAAAGAGATAGATTATGAAAGAGATAATGAAATGGATGACATGGTTCCTTACTCTGCTCAGCAGCAACAAGACGCGCAACAGGAAGAAGCTGAGCCAGAAGACGTTATGACAATACATGAGAGTGATAGTAAAGTTCTTTCTGACGAAGAAAAACATCTTGTTGAAAGCATGACAAGATTCTACAACTCTTTGTCAAACGAATACGAAGAGAAGGAAAATGGATCGTCTTGATGAAGCCAAACTACTTGCTGCCCTTCTAGGTGTCTTAAAAAAGGAAAGTAGTAAAGTTCGAGAAGATCTATTAGAAGAACTACACAAAGAATTACAAGACTTACCTAAAGAACCAATCCTAGTAGAAGGACCAGAAGGCCCCGAGGGCCCCGAAGGACCAGAAGGTCCTGTGGGTCCTGTTGGCCCTCGTGGTTTGATTGGTGAACAAGGACCGGCAGGACCTCAAGGTGATCAAGGCCTGCAGGGTATACAAGGTGAAACAGGCTTACAGGGAGATAAAGGCGATAAAGGAGAAAAAGGAGATGAAGGAAAAGTTGGTCCGATTGGTCCACAAGGTCCGCAAGGACTTCGCGGGCAAAAAGGCGAGAAAGGAGACAAGGGTGATATCGGAGCAAGGGGTCGTGATGGGGACATGGGTCCTATTGGACCGCAAGGTCCGCAAGGAGAAAAAGGAAACCAAGGCGAAAGAGGCGAAACTGGCGAACAAGGTCCACAAGGCTTAAGAGGCAAGGCCGGTCCTCAAGGAATACCTGGCGAGCAAGGCCCAGCTGGACCTCAGGGAGAAAGAGGAGAGCAGGGAGAGAAAGGTGAAAAGGGTGATGATGGCGAAACGCCAGACATTAAACCTATCATCAAAGATGTAGAACAATTCAAAGCACAAATTCGCAATGCTGTAAAAGCTGCAGGTGGTGGGTTTGCTGGTTCTGGTGAAGTACGGTTAGAGTTTCTTGATGATGTAAACCGTGATTCCGCTAAAACAGATGGATACTTCCTAAAATACGATGCTGCCACAGATACATGGGGTGGTGCATTACCTTCAGCTGGTGCAACAGCTGAAGCTATACTTCTCGACGTAAAAAATATAGAGGGTAGCACACTTAGCAAGGGTGCCCCTGTATATGCTAATACTGCTGTCGGTGCATCGGGCAAAACAAGAGTTGGTTTAGCTGATGCTGCAATACCTGGAAGGATGCCAGCAATTGGTTTACTTTACGAAGATCTAGACAATAACGAAGAAGGGTCAGCAATTCTTCTTGGTTTACTTGAGGGTGTCGACACTGATGCGTTTGACGTAGGTGATGTTGTATACGTAGGACCTGATGGCGCTGGACTTACATCTACGCGTCCTACTGATCCCAACCATCTCATACAAAACATTGCTAAGGTAACAAGAAGTCAGCAGAATACTGGTCAGTTGTTTGTTCAAGGCGCTGGTCGCACAAACGACATACCAAATTCATTTTCTGTCTCAGGTAACATAACAGCGAACACAATAACAGCCGGTCATATATTACCCGCAGCAAATGTTACGTATGATTTGGGATCGTCGACATTGGCTTGGAGAGATTTGTATCTTTCCGGTAACACAATTTACATTGATGGTATACCTGTCTCAGTCAATGCAAACAATCAGTTAACTGTAGATGGCTCCATTGTACCAACGTTTGATTCGATTGTTGCAGGTAGCAACGTCACAATAACGTCAAATGCAACAAATCTAATTATATCATCAACTGGCGGTGGTGGATCAGGTAACACAGGCCTGGCAAACACAATTACTGTTGGAAATCCTACTGATGGATCATGGACGACAGATGGAGCTTATCTTGGTTTTGCAAATACGCAGAACGTGACTGATATATTAGATGACCTCAATGAAGCACTGAATAATGTTAGAAACAACACCTTTGTGAGAAGTGTGACGTTTACAGGAACCCCGTTAGCGGGCGGTGCTGGTACTACAGTAACACTGACACTTTCAGCTGAAGGTGATGCTAACCGATACGACATTACTTGGGGTGATGGAGATACAACAACCGGTACTACTGATACTACACCAAGTCACACATATACGTCAAATGATGGAAGTCCATATACAATAACCGTGAGAGCTTACAACAATTCAGGTTCTGGTACTGGTAGCGAAGCAAGCTCTACTAGAACTGACTATGTTATCATATACACAGCAGACCCCAATGTTGCTTTTGCAATCTATGGTGGTTCTTCTGGAGGATCAACAATATCATTTGTTGACGATGGTTCTCCTGTTTATTTGGATAATAATACAACAAACATCAATGATGCAACAATTCAATATACAATTGATTGGGGAGATGGTAGCGCAAACAACGTCATAACGGATGATACTGCAGCTGGCGGTTCAGCTGGCAGCAGACTTGCTCATACATTCACTACAAGTACAGAAACCGAACAAACATATACAGTAACGGTTACGTTGGATTCTCATTCAACTGCAAACCCAGCAGTTATCCCCGATTCTGCTACCACACAAATTAAAGTGTATGATACACACACGCCTGAAGTAGCCTTAGATGCAAATACAGGCATTAATGAATCTGCTACCAGTGGTGTCGTTGTTACAGCAACAAACAACACAGAGAACACAATTGGTAGTTATGCTACGTATGGTATTCAGTATAGATGGACATGGGGTGATGGTACTACAGATACTGTAAACGTTGGATCGGGCAGCGATGGAGACACAGGGGGATCAATATCACATACTTATACTCTGAGCGCATCTGATCAAGCCAACGGTGTTGCTCAGGACTATACTGGTAACTTGAGAGTTATTAGTGATCACACGTCGAGTCCTTTTATTAGTAGTAACTTTACAGTTCACGTTGAGCCAGACGTAAGAGCCACAATATCAGGCGTTTCAACCACATCAGGATTGAAAGCGTCTAACGATTCTACGCTGACATTGTATAAAGAAGCTGATCTTTCTGGAGCCAACAGAGCAATTGCATCAGTTAC